GGTTGGTTTAATAGAAGGGAAAGTAGCCATTATGAAAGTAAACCTCCTGGTCTTTTTTCTTTAATAAGTTCTGATTGTATTGCCATTGCTATTAATCTACCGAATTCCTCTCCGTTTTGTTCATTGCCTTCAACAGAAGAACCAGAAGCATCTACATTTACTGAAATACTTGTTGAACCTCCGAGAGCGTGATTTGGTGTTACATAGCCAGAAGTAGCAGGAGTAAATAGCTCTGGCCCCTTCTCGCCTACAAGTGACGCTCTACCTCCTGGAATCCTGCCACCATCGGCTGCTTTCTTTCCTGGTTTCTCTTTTTTACCAAAGAAACTTCCAAACATACCAAAGAAGCCTCCTCCTCCTAATGTGCCTTGTATATTTCCGAACAATGCCATGTTGAAGGCTGCGTCTATCAGTTTGTCTAATACGCTATTGAGCACATCATTCAATGTAGAAGTACCTCGAATCATTCCTTGGATTCCCTTGGAGATGTCAGTTGCTATTGTCTGAGCCATTTTGTCAAATGCTGCTGCTGTCTCTAGAGCCAATTTCCTTTCCTTTTCTAAAGCATCTAATCTCCTCATCTTATTGGCGAGTGCTTTTTCATCTACTTCAATATTTTTATCTCTGAGTTCTTGTAGTTTTTGTTGTATTTCAAATTCCAACTCAGACAAGTGACCATTCTCTCTACTCACTTCCAGCAACTTTATATTTTTGTCTAGCTCCTTTTGGGCAGCCTTATTTATAGCGATATTCATTTCCTTAATTTCTGCCTTTACGTCTTTTTGCCTTATGTAAGCGGTCAATGCGTCTAATGCTGCCTTCTTTTCGTCTATGGCTGCTGCTTTAGCTTTATCATCAATAGAAAAAGGATTTACTCTTTTACTAGCATTTTGAAATTCGGTGAATAATCTATCTTGTTCCGCATCTCCCGTACCAAACTCTTTCTTGGCTCTTCCAAAAGCTACGTCAGTTTGAAATTGCCTTGTTAATGAACTTAAAACCCCAGATTGTTCTATTAGATTTGCTAGTCCTACCCGCATATTTAACATGAAAACATTAAAACTTTCAGTTAAATCAGCAGCCTCGTCCCCCATTCTGCTTAGGGAGTTAACTCCATCTTCTCCTATTTGTCGTGCCATCTTTTGTCTAACTAACTCGAAAGCTCCCTCTTTATCCCCCAATTTCTCTATTATCTTTACCTGTCTTTCAAAGTTACTTCCGACTAAGCCTAAAGATTCAATTAAAGGTGTTGTTTCTTTGTTAAGACTGTTCAAAGCTCGACCTAGTTTGGCTGTCTCTATCCCAAACTGTTGGATTGGTGTCACAATAGAAGTCGCAAGTAAACCTCCCGCAAAACCTCCCATCTGTCCGCCAACCATAGATCCTATCCCACCACCTAATGCACCAGCAGCACCCACTAATGGTCCCTGTCCAAATAACAATGGGAAAGCACCAGAGATTATTGCACTTGATATAGCTCCAGAACCACCGCCACCTCTTGCTGCTCCTCCACCAGTCATTCTTCCCGCACCGCCACCACCTTTTGCCTGTTTGCTTATGGCATTAGCTGTCTGCTGTTCTACTTTTAATTGTTGTCTATCTACTTTTAATTGCTCTTGCTTTCTCTTTAGTATTCTGTTTTCTACTCCAAGCCTTTGACCTGCCTTTTTTACTTTCTCTTGTTCATTACGCAATACTGTTTTATTTGCTCTACCACCTTGAGCCAACTTATTTAACTTCGATATACGCTTTTCAAGGTTATTTAGCTGCTTGTTAACAGTCCTGGTATTCAGTTTTATATTAACTTCGTAATTAGACGCCACTAACCTGAACAAAACATTACATTTAGTTTAGCGTACCTTACGGTATTGAGCTTTCTTTTTCATATCTTCATACGCTTTTTCTTCTCTTTCACCTTTCAGGTCAAAATATGCGTTCCATGCGTAAAGTTCCTCTGTAGTCATGTTTTTTTGTAGATGACCCAGAGTAATCCCTAAAGTTTCCGCAACAAAAAACTGTAAATATAGATAATTGTCTTTATCAAGTTGTGCTTTTTACGGCATCAGGGGCAGCCTCCTCACCCAACTCTTGCATCTTAGTCATAAGCTCTAACAAAACCGCTAAAGGTATTTCCCTTCTTAAACTAGGTCTATCGGCCTCTGCAAATAGTTTCTTACCAGTTTCGTCTTCTGCTTTACTTATGATTACCTGTAAAGCAAAATCCAAACTTCCTTCCTCTTGACCTCTGTTTGATGCTGTTAAAGTAGCATTTATGGTGTCTCTATCTGCAATAGTTAG